AGTTGAAGCCTAAAATTATCAGTTGCTGTTTTAATTACTCGGATACGTGGACCATATCCTGAATTATTATAACCAGAAACAGTGGCATCATCACGTCTTACCGAAACCACATATTCGGCAGACTCACCTGCGGAATTAGCTCCACTATTTGTGCGAAAGCTAGTTAGTATAGCTTTTAAGGTACACCCAACATAACTACCGACGGTGGTAGTTATAACAGCTACTGTTTTCCAGTCTTGATCGAGTCCATTACTAAACGCCCATCTGTATTCATCTTCATAATTTGATAATCCGATTACACGATTTCTAAGGTATACTGAGCTTTGTACTTCTTGCCCTGCTGATTGTGTTTTATTTAAGTAGTTGGTGGCAGTACTAGTAGTAATTCCATCTACATAATCCTTCCTAGTTAGATGAGAAGCGTCTGTTGGGGTTATTCCACTCACCGCTCCGCTGAAAGTCACTGCACTAGCTACCGTCTGAGCCGTTGCCGTACTCTTGCTGAGTCTATCCGTGACCTGAGCTTGCAAGTTTGCCAAGGCCGCTAGAAGAGTGTCCGCTGCTGCTATTGTCGTGTTAGTGCCAGCTGTGAGTCCTGTAAGGACGACGGCTCTAACATCGGTTGCCAGGTCGCGCCAAGTTTTTAGGCCGCTCCAAAATTTGGTAACTAAGTCGCCTGTGATAGCAGGCTCCCGAAAGGCCACTTGAGCGTCTACGTAATCCATTCGAGTGGCGTGATCTCCTGCTGTAGGAGCAAGGGCTAGCCTCATCCAGCCCTTACAGATAGAGTCCTCGCCGTCTTGCATCACCTCAAAGCTGGGATAACTCCCGCCTGTAGGTGCTGTAGTGGTCCAAGCTCCAGGTGTATATGTAGCGTCAGATATAACGCCAGATATATGCGAGGCTTCACCGTATAGCACGCGGGCGCCATCGTTACCTGCGGGGATAGCATACCAGATCTCCGTGGTGTTAGAGACTGTAGTGATGTAAGGGACAAAGTGATTGATGCTTAGGCCGGGGATCTTATCACCTACACAGGCGTAATAGCTATCCCCACCTTTCTTTACGATGAGTTCCCCCCTCTGCCTAGATATAGCTCCACCATAAATGAGGATGCCCAGATCAATATGCAGCTTAAAGGAGATGAAATCTGTGTTTACAAATTCACAAAGTCTTATCCACTGCACCCCTGCATTATAGGGGGAGTAAGGGGTGGAATGGATTAGATCCGTGGGGTTAAAGCCACTCAGAAAGCCCTTAGTGACTAAATCCTCAGGATCCACGGGATCTACACCCTTAACGGGAGCAGTGAAATCTCTAGATCCATCAACTCTGATATACTGAACGTGATCATCATCGGATAGTCCAGACAATTCTCCGTGATCACTCGTTGGGATATTGTCGTCTACGTAGGATTTAGTAGCAAAGTGGGAAGCTTCTATAGGGTCGATTCCACTCGCCGCTCCGCTGAAAGTCACCGCACTAGCCACCGTCTGAGACGTTGCCGTACTCTTGCTTAGTCGATCCGTGACCTGTGACTGTAAATTTGCCAAGGCCGCGAGAAGAGTGTCCGCTGCCGCTATTGCCGCGTTAGTGCCAGCTGTGAGTCCTGTTAATACAACGGCTCTAACATCGGTTGCTAGATCCCTCCAAGTTTTTACGCCGCTCAAATACTGGGCGATGAGTCCACCAGTGATAGCAGGCTCCCGAAAGGCCACTTGAGCCTCCACCCAATCCTTCCTAGTTAGATGAGAAGCAGCTGTTGGTTCTATACCAGACACGGCACCAGAAGCCGTTAGGCTGGTGCACGCAACTGCCGCTAGAGCGGAAGCACCAGAGGCGGCAAGTCCTCCCGTGGCTAAGCTTGCGAAAGTGCCAGCACCAAAGCTGCGATCGACAAAGACCCATGCTAAACCAGTCCAAGCTTGGTTAGGTGTAAATTTCAAGGGCGCGTCACTAATGCCAATTTTTGCTATAATGCCAGGGTCAAGAGCTTGCGATGATAGAGCCATCTTACCAGCTAGTAGCGAGGCCGTAACGATCGCGTCATCGCCTACGATGCGTCGAAAGTCTACATTCTCAGTCGTCATAAGTCCACCTTCTGGTTAGCCAGATTAAAGTTGTCAATCCAAATATTATTTTCGCTCGTATCTTGTACGTAAGAAATTGGTTCCACATCAGAAGGCCAGTCGCTAGCCTTGAAGCCTACCGCCTCTACGGACGTTTCAAGGCCTACTATATCGTGCTCTACAGCCACGCAAACACACTCCCAATCGTAACCATCAGTCTCGTGCGGAGTATTAAAAATAAAGCGTGAGCCTACGTCAAATTTGCGCCCCGTCTGATCGGTAGCATCTTCATAAGGCATGGAAAATTTTATTTTTTTTCTTGGCGATACAATACCGTTTTGATTCGCGCCCATCCAAGATAGCAGAGTATCTAGATACCATGTAGCTGTAGCCTTGTCCCGACACCACTCTAAAACAGATGCGTCACCATCGAGAGGCGTTATAGTACGATAATATACGTATAAGGCTCTAGCCCTGCGCCAAAGTAAAGCACGCCCAGACTGATCAAGTAAAGTGCCTAGGACATTGCTTGCTTGAGCAGCTTCGTCCGATATGTCCAGCTCGGAATTTCTTATAGCGACTTGCCCTTCAAATTTTCCGTTCGGCATTTTACCCCAGCTAATGGCTGGATTGCAGTATACGGATGAGCGTCCAAAATCTTCAACAAAAATTGTTTGCGGGGTCACAGATTTAAGTGTAATAATTTTTGTAACTGGGTTATTGTATGATCGGATTAGCTGCGTTACGCCATCCATCCCAAAACTATCACGCCAATTAATAACAAAATTTTCACGCATTAAGCCCGAGAGCATATCTAGTGCGCCAGCATCCATAATGCTTGCTGAGGCCGCGTTTTGAGAAAAGCCCCATTGCAAAATATCTGGATCATCGTAACCACCCTCACCAGCTCTAGAGATGTTGTATGCTATCGTAGATCCAGATCCATAATTTGATCCCCATCCACCAGCAGGCGCGTCGCCATCCCTCACCATAAGTTGTCTTATGTGTCTTGATATTTTTGCCGCTGTTGAGATTTTATTTGAGTACGTTGTCTTTGCGTATAGTCCGTCTGATCTCCCACCAAGGCTCGCGTATAGCACGCTTGGGATGCTCGATGAATTTAGGATGCCGAAACCAAATTCCCGAAAACGTATGCGTAACAGCTTTGTTGGTGTGGCATACGGAATAATTTTAATTATTATTTGACTATAAAGTAAAATATCCTTCCAATTTTTAGCTATTACAGACTGCTCATAGCCTCTACCGCCTTGATATATATGCAGTGGATCGGTATCGTAGGCGACGATCGAATTTGACTCTCCAAAGCTTTGTGGCAGGTTTTTACACGTGGTGATTTGCTGCGTATCGTCAAATTGCATTAGGGTGGATGACAGTAGTGTGCTTCTGGTACCTACGCCAGCACCAGCTCCCCATCCAACGCCGGTAATGACAACGTCTGCGCGAGGAAAGGCTCCAGACACTAAGGCCTCAACGTCGAAATCCATCGCCAAAAAAACCTTTCCTTTTGGCTTGGTAGTATAAACATCATGCGTTAAAATTTTTATTTCATACGAACTGTCTAAGGCAACAATTTCAGCAAAAACTACGTCTTGCTGCAGGGCAAATTTTAGAGGTATCGTCACGTAGTAGTGATTGCCGCTTGTGTGTCGAGTGGCTGTAACAGTCTCGCTAGCAACAGCGACTTGATATGATGTAGCGCTGACGATGCGAATCGCTTGCCCAATCGGGATGGTAAAAGAAACGTCAGCATCATTTTTGATGGCTAAGGTGAAAGTGCCTTTATCCGCACTGGCGTTGACAAAGTAAGGGATGCTAGCACCCTTGGCATAACTATACTCATAAGTATCCGATAGCGAGCCATCAGATAAAGCATGCCCGCCTCCAGAGGGTGAGTGCACCAAGGAGCTAGTATCTGTGGGCATAATAAATGCCGTAATCGACGGGATACTAAAATCGTCGATAAAACTTTTTGCGTATGTCGCCGAAAGCATCTTATCGTCAAGCACAGCATCTGGTCGTATCCTGAGGCGATTAGATCCTATAGCCTCAAAAGACCCAGATATGGATATTGGCGTCATCTCGCCGTCAGCTACCACGTAAGCATCATCCCCTATATCTAGCGCCCAGCTATCAAAAGCGTACTCACGCACGGAAATAAAAAGAGAGGCGTACTCACCATCCGTACTATCAGGGTTATTTACAAAACCAGTGTCGCTTGTGATGCGAACTCTGCCATCAGCGACAGATATAAGAGTCGACACTACGCGAGACTGATCGCGAAGCCTTACGCACAACCCGTTGCCTACGAGAGGCTGCAAGTATGCTACTGCTGCAGCCCAGTCTATAGGGTAGAGATCGAGGATAAGCTCGATATACTCGGAGCGCAAAACGAAAACAATACAACTCGATGACGCATGACTTAAGCCGGGCACGGCGACATCCTCATCCGTGTCGACAACGAGTTGTCCAGCACCATATTTTAGCGCACCAAATTGGATTGGCACTTGTTCCTCACCCTCGATTACGGATAGGGACAAGTCGGCTGTAGCATCCAAGCTCTCGATATATAGTGATAAGATACGCTGATCCCATGAGTACCCATCTATGCGTCCAGTATAAATTCTTTTACTTGGTAGTTCAAAAATTTTGATCACAGCGCCTTGTAAAGGCAAGGTATCAAAAAATTTATTTTGTTGTGATCCGTTGCCGATCGTTATAGTAAAAGCTCCGTGCGATGCTATGCCACCACCATCATCGACAGATACGGAGTTGGATATGCCAGAGCACCACTCCGCCGATAAGATGCCTTTTTTCCACCCATCAAGCGCGCCGATCGACCACTTAAAAGTAGACTTTCCGTCAATTACCGAAAGTCCGAAACCACTATTGGATCCGTAATCACCATCTAAAAAAATCTGTACACCGAAGTTAATTATCATATAGTAAACATACCTTTTTATCAAGCATTTGATACGCGATGAAGCGGAAGCATTAGGTTCCAAAAATTAAAACCAACGCACGAGAAAGTGATCTCATTTGAGATCAACTTTGCGACATACGCGCCATTACCCCGCTTAGCTCCAAAAAGATAGTAGAGTGCTCCCGAAGTGATAGACAAATCCGCGTACCTCTGAGCCTCTAGGTATCCTTGTATCGCACACAAGTTATCCTCATAAGTCTCCATAGTGAGCTGACTGTCGGTGTAGTCTCTAGGCTGTACTAAGGCGCTGTGCGCTCGCCCATGTCTATGCGCCCATCGCACACCTCTATCATCATACTGCAAGGTGTCTGGCATGCGCAGACCACTAAGCCCGCCGATAATCAAAGACCCTTCTAGCTTTACCGTTGGCGGGGTTATCTGTACTGGCACACTAAGTAGCTTAAGTGTGATACGCGGGGTATAGTGTCGATAAGGCGCGTTACTTATCGCTCCTATCTCTAGTGACGTGATCGCACATGATGCCGAGCTAGTGCGATGTAGCGGACTAAAAAGAGCAAAGCCATCTGGGTAGCATTGCACGGGTTCACCACTAGCGTAGATAGCGTCTAAAGTGGCTACATCGGCTGGCGAGCAGCGGAAATTGCCATCAAAAGTCCAGTTGTCAAAATCCGCGCCTGGATCAAAAATTGAGTATGATCCATCAGCCATTGGAGCGATGGAGGCAGCTGTTCCCCACGTCACTTGATAAGGGTAATAAGGCGCGTCAAGAGTGATGCTTCCAGCAGCGGACGATATAAGCATGCTAGACATTATACCCCATCCGTCTCGCATCTTTTATGCCTCGCTGTAATCGTCTGGACTCACTTGCCAACGCGCGCACAGTGGAGCCACTAGCACCGCCATGGATGATGATATTTATAGACCCTTCACCACCACCGCCACTCACGTTAGGACTTCCGTGTGGCGTTACCGTGACGCGTTCCCTGCCACCTGCATTCTCGCCGACCATCATAAGTTGCGGACCATTAGTAACGAAGTCAGCACCACTGGCTGCTTTAGTCGTCAAGGCTTGCTTCATCGTTGCGAACTGCGTGCTAGCTACTGCAAACGCGCCGAGATTAGCTGGGAAAGGAAGTGCCATTGCATTGGCAAAGCCCATCACTCCGCGAGCAAGTGCCTCAGCCGCAAAAAGCTTTCTGTTACTTCCGCTAAAGGCTGTGATTATCGTGGAGACATTTCCGACTGAGTCGGCTAGCTCATTGTTTGCCTTTATCTGCTCATCTACAGCCACTCGCTGTGCCTCCGCGTCTCGCGCATACCCTTGCTCCTTTATAGCGCTTACATTCTCGCTATACATGTACAGAGCGTCGCTAGACTCGCCAAGTATCTTCATTCTCGCTTCATGCGCAGACTGCTCTATCAGTAGCTCTTGCTGGGTCTGATCCATGAGTGATAGACTGATCTGCTTTTTTAAATCAGATACCTCAACTTCTTTTGCTATCATTGCGTACAAGCTATCACTATCTTTTTGTCGTTGCCACTCATCGACAGCTGTTTCTCTTGCTTTGCGCGCTTGCTCTCGCTTGCTTGTGCCATCGACATACGCTTGCCTTTTTGCTATCATCTCGAGCTTATCTTTATCCGCTTGTTCTTGTATCTTTTTCGCAATTTCAGCTGCCTCTTCCTCTGACTTTTTAATGTCGGCGTTACGCAAGGCCAGTTCTTTCGCAAGATCATCCGCATTTTTAGAGATTATTTTACCGCCAAAAGTTTCGCTCATCTTTTTATTAAAATCGTCGAGATCCTTTTGGGAATCACTAAAATCAATTGTATTAAAAGTCTCTAGGAGAGAGTCGGTGGCTGTCGCCAATGATGATATTCCGCTCGTGGCTGCATTTAGAGACGGGAGTAAAAATTTTCCCACCTTTTCAGATATGTCACCCATCGTATTTTTCAGTTGCGTAAGTCCGCCAGTACCTGCTGAGGCAGCCGTAGACGCAGCACCCTTAAAGGCTGAGTCGAGCCCGATCGTGACGGCTTTAGCTTTTTCCGATTGTGTTTTTGCGTCGCCAAGTGATATACCTAGTCTGCCAAGTGCGTTAATCTCTCCAGCAATGGATTTTGTCACCATCTCGGCAGCCGAGTTTAGATCCATGCCTTTAGCGGTTGCCAAGTCTTGTACGCGCGGGATCAACTGAGCGATGATCTCATCGTCTTTGATAAAGGCCGCCATAGTAGCCTGCGCAGCTATGGTAGCCTCATCACCAAAGAGAGTCACTTTTTGTAGTGCGCTTGCTTGCTTTAGTAGCAGATCGGAGCGATAGCCTAGCGCGCGCGAAAGTTCGTTCTCGGCTTTTATCTGTACGTCGTACGCGGCTAGAGAGGCTTTTGAAAATTTAAGGATTCCGCCGATAGCAAAAGCTGGCAAGATCAAGCCTCCGAGCTTACTAAAAGAGTCGCCCAGCTTTTTATTTTGGCCACCCACCTTACCTAGTTCGGTATTGGATTTGCCGACAGCAGTCCTTACTTTTCCAGACAACTGATCGTCAAAAGTACCAATTATTTTTACTTCTTTAGCCATCAGTCATAGTCCTCTAGATCCTGTCGATATTCTCGCCAGTAGTCTAAATAAAAGGTGAAAATTCGCCAAGCCTCATACCATCGCGAGCTGATAGAATCTGGGTGAAGTGGAGTGTTGAACTCCTTAATAAAATTTAAGTCGGCTAACCAGTTGAAGCACTCTTGCGATATGAAAAGCATCGGGCTTATATAGTACATCGCATCATCCTCTTTATCCGTCCATACTTGCACCGCCGTAGATCGATCGGCCTCTGTGACAATCGCTCCAGTAGGTGGTGGACACTTACCAGAGCGGGCGCAAGCTAAGAGCCGAAAGCCTTTTTTTCAGCTTTATTTAGGGTGCTGATCTGCTGGAGACGCTCAGATAGTGACGCCTGGATCCACACAGGTAAATCATAGACGGCGCCCTCAAACTCAACAGCATCACTGCCTGCGACTTCAAACATGCTTTTAATCGTCACTCTATCTGATAGGATGGCCAACATAGACAACTCCTCACTATCAGTAGGGATGGAGCTGTAGGTGCCCTCACCCTTTTCAATCGCGACGGTCATGGCGAGGTAATTTTGTCTGCTAATGTCAGCTATCTTTTTTGCCATCGCTGACCACTCGCGCCGTTGCTTGACGGTCATAGGCTTGATCAAAAAGGCGGGCTTAAGATCCTTCGGCATGTCGCAAGCTTCCTTTGGAGTAAAGACATCCTCATACTCCAGAGAAAAAGGAAGTAGGCTTTCGATTGCCAAAAGATCATCACTAGTAAGCGCCCTCATGCGCGTGCACCAATCAAAAGTTCCCAGCAAGCCTCGTCAATAATAGCGGCTACCGTGCCGTTATTTGGTAAGCATCGAGCGCTGATTGTATAAGCATCGGTACCATCTACATCGTCGATCGAGTATGATGTCACTTGCGCACTCGGAATATTTAGCTCAAATTTCTTCCCGCCAGAGCCGAAAGCAATCGTGATTGCACACAAGGTCCCGTTATCCCTAATCGACTTTGCAGCAAAAAGAGCTGCAGCCTCTCGTAAAAACTGCAGACTTAAGCGAGGAGCGCGCGACCGCACGGAGTTATAGATGATGCCTGTAGCTTGTGCGCTGTCCTTAATGGCTGCGATGGTGTTACCGGTGTCTAGCGAAAACATCTGGCCTTTTGCCGTGTATGCAGGCCCTCCGCGAGGCGTGATCGTTACTGCAACAGATAAAAAAGGAAGAGCCTCCACCGTGGACGGAGCTGTAAGGACAGGGATAGATGTATTAGCAACATCAACCTGCGCCGTGTGCTTGCCACTAAACTCGATCTCTGCCAGGACGGGTTTTCCAGGCGACTCCGCTCCGATCACTAAAGTACCCATCATGCCAGATAGCTCCTCAGCAATCGCAACTGGGGAAGCTCCGCACTCGATGTCAAAAATACGACCTGTCAAAGTTTGACAGTCACCTACAGCTAGTGGCTGTAAGGCTCTACCGATGATAGGAGCCGTACCGTAATTCTTTTCTACGAGTCCGCAGCCCTTCAAAACTTTAAACCATTTTGGGGTATCGGTGGCAATTGCTGATACACCAGTGATTTTGCATGACGCCTTTAATGTTCCACTACGTATGCCGACGATAGCTAGATCTTCACCATGGCCTCCATTAGCAAACTTCGAATTTTCATCGTCCGCCTCGGCTTGTGTCTGCACTTCAGTAGCTCGCAAGCGCACATCAAAGTCCGCACTAGCTAAACTCACAGCTGTGCCTGGAATCGCTTCCGACTTGACGACCATGATTCGTTTATTCGTTACATGCATGATGCTCTCCTAGCACGCGCTATCTAGCGGGCTTGTGCGGTCTTGTGTGTAGTCTATCGATAGCGACACTATGGCCTTGCCACTAGTGAAAGCATCGTCTGTTTTCGTGATCTCAAAGCCTTTGTACTGTATCAAAAAAACTCCACCAAGCGACGAATTTAATCCAATAAGCCGCTTAATATCGTCAATCCTTTGATACAATTTTTCTCTAACTTCTCTGTGGGGATATTGCACCCCTTCGTTAATACTATCTTCAATCTCAATTGTCATCGAAGCCTTGTTACTGTAGGCGTTCACCCATGGCTCTTCTCCTTGATTTTCTTCCGTTACTATATCGACATTTGCAGAAGGGAGGGTTCTGTGCGGCGAGTCGTACTCTCCTACGCTCCCCCAATTGCAACTATATCCATCCGCGATGGCAATGCCTTTTATAGCATCTTCGATCGCAATAAAGGCTGTCCATAAAATACTTGTCGACATGATCTATCCTATGTGTGGTAAAGGATGCCGCTAAAAGCACGGTCACCACGAGTAGCAACTGCACCCATGATCATCTCTTTTGTGAGTGCTTTTTTCTCTCTGTCAAACATAGATTTATATATGCCAAATTTTGTCATATATTTATCTTGTGCTCCTTGATCCAGATTAGCAACCTCAGTAGCATCAAGACAAATATTAAAGCAAAAGTATGCCCTTAAAAGATCTGAGAAGTGGGTGCATAGAGGCGTCTTTATATCGGCCACACCCACACCCACTTGCTCAGCTAAATCCACAGCCATGCTATCAGTACGTAACAATACGGCGTCCCACAAAGCGGAATTTTTAATCTTAAAAGGTATGATAACCAAATCAGTAATTAATGCTTCATTAAAATAACTCATCAAAAGCCCTCTCTATAGCCAGCTTAATCTTATCTTCCAACTTGGAAGTATTTTTATCAAAAGCATCTTGCACCCATGGATCAGCCTCACGACCTTTATATCCCTCGTGTAAGTACTTACCATAAGGAGCTACCGACTCGTCAATTTCGACAAAGCCAGTAAAGCCACCATCATCCTCAAGTCCGCTCGTTATCGCTCGACTCAGATCACCGCTGACTGTATTCCACCGATGAGTAGTCCTAGCATCGGTCTGCACTAAAGCCATACCAGAGCGCATCGCGTTGCTGATATGTCTGCGCAAGACGTCTGGACATTTATCAGAGATGGTGTTAAGCATCGCGATACTACCATCTGAGACTTTAAGCTTTATGGATCGGCTCACTCACCTTCTCCCACCCATCATCAAGCCAGTGCTGAATATCAATGTCATCGATACTCCATACTGATATATGAGTAACATCTTTTTTTAGATGCACAATTTCAATTTTTTCTTCTTTTAATCCGATTTGATCCTTCTCTAATTCAGCTGATTTCTCATCTTCTTTTTGCTTAAAATTCTTGTCATAACTCATAAGGATTTCTCATTAATATTAAAAAAAAGGGGTGAGCATTACTCCCACCCCTTATAATTGCTAGCCTTGGCAGATAGCTCCCATCTTCTTCTCGAGTACTTCGCATCCAGCATAAGCCTGTAGCACCCATGTGCGCTGCAAGCTTAATCCAGGCGGAATATCGATCAATTGCAGATTCATTGAACCAGCGTTAATGATGACAGAATTTGGCAGTTGTGCACCAGGGATAACGCCGCCGACCACGGCACTAGGCGCAAAAATTGGGCATGATGTAACGGCTGCTTGGAAAACTACAGGGTCATTATCGGTCGTAGTCACTTGCAGAGCTGGATAGATCGGGATGATCACCGTGCTTGCTACAGCTGTAGCGTCCGCAGTCACTGTATATACAGTAGTATCTCCAGTAGTGAGGACGAAACGAGTGCCGCGTTTCATTACGCCAGTCCCGTTAGTAAGCCCATCAACAGTAAGGCTGGTGGCACCAGCAGTCTGCGCGGCCTTAACTAGTACAGTACCTGCAATAGCCCCACGATCCAAGTTAGATGCGCATCCGTGCGAACGGAAAATTTGGATTCCTGCTAGCGGATTGATTCGATTTTCGCGAATTGCACCAGCGCCATTAAGGCCTTGAATGTCCTGCGAAATATTCTGATTGATCTGTGTCAGTGATCCGTAAGCTGTAGAATTGAACAAGCCTACAAGCCCGTTCATCTGGCCCTTGTTGTCGAAGATCATCTTTTCAGCTGCACTAAGATGCGCTAAAGTGGATGGGTTAGTACCTTGTGTGCCAGAGACAAAAGGCGTGAATCCCTTTGTAATCTGCTGAGCAAAAAAGGTTTCGATCTGGCCGTTAATTGACGTTATCATCGGAGCAACGATCTGCTCCATCGCGTTCTCGAGTGAGAACAAATGCTGCTCGTTCGTGACTGTCAAAGCAGCATAAAAATTTTTGCTCATGCTTAAGTTGACTGCGCCCTCACTCACACTCTCAGAAGTCACGTCAGCAGTCTGATCTGTACGCTCGCGCACAGTAGGCTGCATCGGGATTTTGAATTGCACATTGTACCCTTTTCCATTAGGTAAAATCTGCTCAGCTCTGCGGCTGATCAGCTGAGGGGTGACGGAAGTGCTGCGAAGAAAAAGGTCTCCGTAGCCGGACTCCGCGATGTCGTTAACTGTAATGAAAGCCATAATGTAACTCCTTGGTGGCCGTGTTTTTTTTTATTTCCACGACCTCCAGGGTCACATGCAAATTCTCTCTTTAAGAGCCTAATCCAGTGCGCAGGCTATTGATAAAGCGCTGCTTCTGTTCATCGGTCTTTGTGCCTACTTGTGTCGCTCCATGGCTTCCAAGTCCAGCTTTTTGGACTACTTTTAGATCCACTTTTCCCGCATCGATGAGCGCTTTAACACCATCAGCAAGAGAAGTTTTACTATCTCCATCTACAAATATAACTCTTTCTCCGTCGATGGATACTTTTCCATCTGAAATCAGAGAAGTAATTGTGTGCTCTTTAGCAAAAATACGATCACCAAACTCAAGACTCAAAGCTTCCCGCATCGTCTTTGATTGTAGCTTTTTCGTGGTTGCTTCTTTTTCTCGGATGATCAGCGATAACTTCCCATTAACTTCGGCTAGCTGTCGCTGATACGAGAGCACTTCATCGGTGAGCTTTGTGCTTTTTTGGCCAGCCTCGTCAGCCTTACCAGCGCGCGCTTTCAGCTCTTTGATCTGCAGGATAGAGTCTGGATCGATGTCGACATCATAGCCCATATCACGTAAAGGATCGGTGATGGCTTTCAGTCGCTTACGTAAGCCTTGCGCTTCACTGTTCGACTTGCGAGACTCTTCCTTACCTCGCTCTTGCTCAGCTAGCACTAGCGATGCGACAGCTTCATATACTTTTGTTCCGCTGTCAGTTTTTGTCAGTTCCGATTTGATCTCTTCAATATTCATTCTTGCTCCTCGGCAAACACCCGTTTATATTTTTGGATATGCCTTCCTAGGTCTATCCTTTTAGCGGCTGGGTGACTAGCCGCCAAACTTTGTGCATTATTCTTCATACTCGCGCTTGAATTTTTTACATCATCCACTGACAAAGCTATATAGGTGCTAAGTCCGTTAGGGTGTATAGGGAGTATTGGACCCTCTCCCTTTGGATATATCCCAGCCCCTAACCCATACAGATCTGCCTCGGCATAAAAGTCGCACTCGTCAGTAACGCTATGTCTAGCGTCGAGCAAAAATCGGCAGCCTCCAACCGTGGGATCATCCAGCATCTCTTCTCTTTGAGCTTGTCCGTATGCAGCTGCGCTCTCAGTCCTTGCTATCCGCTCCGCGTTATATCGCGCAGACTTTTCTAGTGCCTTAGTAAAGACTTTTTCCATCGCCAACTCATCGCCTTGCAAAGCCTTTTCCGCTAGAGCTACGTACGCTTTTTTAAGATATTGCGTCGGCGTGAGCGGATCTTTAGAGAGCCTATCTGCGTGCGCTAGCAGCTTCCTTGCCGCCTTTTCCATGCTCGCCCCTTGGCCAGATCGCACTAGAGTGATCAACTCGCTTGCGAGCTTAGTAACTGTCGGCTTGGTAAAGTCTCCAGCAGCCGCTAGCTCTGCCGCCATCCGCATGGTTTTGCCCGATGCTATTACTTGCGACTGTATGATCTCTCTAGCCGCTTTGTATGGGGTACGCTGAGCTAGCGTCTTAAAAAGTGACGGCTTGGTCTTGCCGTATGTGCTGCGCAAAAGTAGGCGCCTAGCCTCCTCACCCCTAGCATACTCATAACTAAGGCCGCCTATAGATGCACCTATAGATGCTGTCACGACTACTTCGCTAGCGATAAAGTCATCCATGCCACTTGATTCCCAAACGTCCCTCAAGACTTTTAAAGGAGATTGTCCAGCTGCTATCTTAGCTATGCCCTCGCTTATAACTGGCTTCACTTTTTTACCATAGTCAGTAGAAAAGCCAGCGACAGCTTTACCAAGCTTGCGCTCGTCCTTACGCTTATCTCTGGCCATACTATAGCTCGTCCTCAGCACTATCTAAAAAAGACTGGCGCTCATCATCAGCAGCATCTATAATGGCCACTCTAGCAGCCTCTGTAGCCTCCGAGTAGTCGCCGATCGTCATAAGGTCAAATACTTTTTTGCGCAGTATAGCAGCCGCAGCGGGCGGCATTTCAAGCATAAGGGCGCGCTCAAGGCGCATGAGCTGGCTATCAAAGTCTCCAGGCGCAAAAGCTTTTTGATAGTCACTCACTAGAGTAATCTCAGAGCGTATGTAAATCCCGAAAAGCGCTACTATTTTTTGTTCGAGGTCTGCACACCTTGTAGCCACGTGCTTCAAGATCGACTCGTGCGCGCGGAAGTCCCACTCTTTAGCTACTCCGCTTTGCTGGTTCACAACGCCCGTCACACCACTTTGCTCAGCCAGTTGATAGATGGTTAGCACTAGATCCTTAGCCTCTTCTCGGCCATCTCGCATAGAGTCTACAGGAGGACTGGCATAGCCAGGCACGATAGTAACTCCATCGGGTAGTCCGATAAAAGCTTTAGTGCCGATCAGCAGCGAGTTAGCGTCTACGCCTTGTGCGTAAAATGTAGGGAAGCGGCTTGAGCGGCTGATGTCTTCGTTTTGCGAGATCAAATTATATAGACCAAAGTTGACTTTAGCGATCGGGTAAAAAGGAGGCTTTACGATCAAGTCGCGCAGGTTCTTTTTCTCGCCGATCGAGAAGCATATCACAGGTACGACCCCTAGATCTGTCGGGATTGATTTGAGAACGACCGCAGACGCTATGCCATTGTCATCTTGCACATAAAATTCCGTAGTCTCTGCGGCTGTATACGATCTATAGATAGTGACATCACTATCCTTCCCATGCACCTTCACTTTTTCAGTGCGCAAGACGAAGGAAATTTCCACGAGATTACCAAAGGCATCCGCCTCATACTTGTAGACTTGGTCTGGGCGAAATATTTCGACAAAAGGAAATTCGCGATTGAATATCGCCTCATCCAAACTGTCGGTTGTAATCTCACGATTGTCAACGCATACAAAGGCTGTTCCGCTAACTTGAGCTACGATAGCTGCATGATGAATTAGCTGCGTCAAGTCGTACCCATTGCCAGTACAGTCCTTTTCAAAGGCCTCCCACATCACCATAGCGACACTATCAGCGTCTATAGTGCGTACAATATATGATGCAAAAATTGGTCGAACGGTTGCGTTAATTATTGGCCTAAGATAGTTTCTTAGGTGTGTAAATTCTTTGCGTTGATCATAAAAAAATTCTCTAGAATGCGGAATCAAAAAAGTATTATCTTTAAATCCGCCCTCATTATAGTAGAGGCTTTCGCAAAAACTTGCATCACTTAAATCCGCTACTTTTTTATAGCTATTTTGATTTGAGTTTGATTCATTTGATGTCATTACTGTGCTCATGCTAAATACCCTTTTTTTCGTATGTGTAAGTATGCGAGCGCTTGTGTGCAAGCATCAACCCTGTCATCTTTTTTCGCACTCGGGAAAGCTGCCACCTCTTCGAGCCACGCACCAAGCCACGGAGCCTCTACAGGAATATAGGTATTTCCAGCGGAAAAGAGTTCGCTTATTGCTTCCGCGCGTGCGATTTTTCCACCGATCGGGTTTATTGCTATGATCCCTGCTACCGTCTGCTTTATGGTATCGATCACAGCTGGTCCATTAGCTTTGTCCTCGATGAGCACTGCAGTAGGACTCCATAAATCCACCATCTTTTTCGTGTTGGCAACCATCTCAGTAAAGCCCATATTTTTAGTGAGGTCATCCAGTAGATAGTATGATACACCGACCTTGCCCCATGCTTGTATACTCGTGGCGTCATTTTTCAAACCTTTTTTTGCATTACAGTCAATTGATAAGATTACTTGCTCAAGCTGCGGTATGGAGCCTGAATCGTATCGACTACACCCGCCAACCTTAAGCACCCCGCCGCCCTTTATACTTGGTCGCTGCTGCTGTAGTGAGCTATAGCCATAGGGGTTAATGTCTCTAATTTCCTCAGCCTTCTCACGGCTATGCCGACTAGGCCAAAGCGTCTCACCATCCTCTCTAGGATCTTTAGGATGAGCATCGCCCCCACTCTCGTATAGTCGTGGCAGTGTGAGTACACGCCATCCAGTCTCCTCTAGTCGTAGTCGCCCCGCTATGTCGTCATGGTGCCATCTCGTCATAGTCAAAAGCTGCTGGCTGTCTTTATGTAGTCTGGTATCAAAAACATCCATGTACCAATCCCAAACCCTCTCCCTATACCTATCGCTCTCCGCTTCTGCTCTATCTTTGATCGGGTCATCGATTATACCAAAGTCGACCTTAAAGCCTGTCAACGCTGAGCCTACACCAGCCGATCGATAACCTCCTAGATGCCCTACAAGCTCAAACTCATCTACCGTCCTCACATAGCCAACGCTAGTACTGGATGCACCTTTTGAGCCGCTTAAAAGAGTATCTGGAAAGACATCCCTATACTCGGACGAGTCTATCACTCGCTGCACATCACGACTAAAGCCCTGCGCAAAAGTTGTGTTGTATGAGCATCCAGCTATCTTTTTATCTGCATATCGGCCAAGCATAAAAGCGGGCAGCAGTCTTGACACTAGCTCACTCTTACCGTGCTGAGGAGGCATAAAGATAGCGAGCTTACTTATGAGTCCATCAGCTAGTTTTTGCAGCTCATCGCATATAAGTGCATGGTGCCAGTGCATCTCATAGCTTGGTCGCATCCAAGTCGCAAAGTGCCTAAAGCTTACTCTAGCGAGCCTCTTATGCTTTTCCTCAAGCAGGCTTAGCAGCTCAAGCTTCGAGTGCTTTTTGACGACTGACGATTGCAGCATCAAGTTCCTCGTCCGATACTTCGCCACGCTTTATGATGATCTGCTCTGGATCAGTAAGGCCGCACATTTTAGCGATAGAGTCGAGGCATGCTTTAGCCGCAGATACTTGCGGCACTTCTAAGCTTGTCGCCGTGATGATGAGCGCCTCATACTTTTCGACCAGTGACTCCCTCGTTATGAGCCTTGCTGCTGATAACGCTCGCTCTTGCTGCTCCACATAATCTTTAGCCCAAAGAGTATTGAAAAGCTCACATGACTTTGATCTCGCAGCATCTTGACCAGCACCTGGATAGATAGACTGCCAGCACTCCGCGGGCGTACCTTCCCCACTTAGATAAGCGTCTATAACTTTTTTGTGGTTCCATGCGGCTTGTCGTTGCCGAAAAGTATCGCGACTAACCCCAATTTCCCTTTGCTTTTTTTTTCCTTTCTTCATGCTGTAAAAATAAGTTTTTTCTTTACAATTGTTTCGGATATTTTGAGTCGCTTCGCTTATCGTTTAAAATCTGCACCCCTTCCGCGTGGTTCATAAGCATCTTAACACTCGCGCCATAAAAAGTTTTTAGCGCCTCGTCGAGTCTGGTTAGCTTATATGCAAGAGCGCCATTCAAAGGCTTTGCGATGCGCTCTATCCAGTAAGTACATACCCCTTTTACATACCCATAAACATTAAAAGGGTCTGTCGCCTTCCAGCTTACCTGCGTAACGATCCCATGTACACCCACATAAATGTCCCACTCAGGCTTTTTATATGAGCGCCTGCGACTTGTCTTGCATACTTTTTTGTGTATCCGCTTAAAAAAAGGTGTCATCTTTCCGCCTCGCAAAAAACATCGTCGATTATCCCAGCACTATCGATCGTGTACAGTAGTCCATGCTTGTCTAGCGCGTAAAAAGGATAACCCTCATACGCGTCGCCAGCTATGACTAGTGATAGAGGTCGCCCATAAAAATAACAGATGTTCTCTCCTTTTTTATGTGTGATGGCGGGTTCCTCTTGCGTCATCATACCGCAAGATGAGAGTAGTAGTGCTAGTAAAATAAAAATTTTCATTTTGTTTCCTTTGGTTTGTTTTTGTGAGTTTATACGCAATTGATATTTACTACAAAACAGTCAACTAAAATCTTAAAATCATCGAAATTACGTACAACATTCAATTGCATCCCAGCCGCCCAGTCTTTTTGTGAGTCGCGCAGCTTACCCTTTTCAGACTTAAGCTCAACTAGCATAAAGTCACCATTGCTAAGTATTACAAGGTCTGGCTGCCCCCGCATATACCTCCCTACAAGCTTGCGTATCTGTGGTGGCGCGCTTGGCTTAGATAGATACCCAAGCACGGCATCTGGTATGCGTATGTACCGTAAGGACAGTAACTCTAGATATCGCTCACATGATGCCTGCAGGTCTTTTTCCTTGCCATTCCTAGCGCTTTTAAACTTTGGAAATGTCATCATAACGTCTTGCCTTTAGATTGATAAAATATTTTGCGAATCTCCTCTGCTTATCGCACATTGCATTCTCCGATTCGTGATTATTCAATTTTCAATTTTCGAGTCCATTGGATAGCCATGGCTTTGGCTATCCCATGGAATGTCTTGGATCTGTAATTAGACCGTTCTAATTTCGGGAGATGCCACACCTCACTATACCAAGCAGCCATGGTCCGCCCACTTTTGAACTGCACTCTAGCAGGTGGGGACACAATCTCAGTTGGACTCAGTGTCCGTAAGCCTTTCAGCCAAAGACATGTCTTTTTTTCAAATGGATCTCCGAATTGATAAGGCTGAATGATTTGATCGGGCTTGCGCCATGAGGTGCTCATAATCCCTACTGGATTCTCAATGGCAACTCTATCACAGTCACAATCAGTAAATAATCTGAAGAATGCAATTGCCGCTTCACGATCCTTATGACGTTGAATTGCGGCCTCTCCATATTTCTTTACATCGAACCAGCGATTTCCAGTAACTGTGAGGTAAGTGCAAGGTGGAAAAGCAATGACCATGTCCCACTTTTGTTTCAGTAGTTCAGTCACATCCTGCTGCAAATGCCATTCAGGATGCCCTCCGCTACATGGAAGTAAATCACAGCTATATGCCTCGTGACCTAGCAATCGCAGTTCCTTGGTCACTGCTTGACTCTCCTCACATGCTACAAGAACTTTCATGTTGGCTCCTTGCTAATCGCATTCCACGCCACCGCTATATTGATATAGCCACTGCATATGATATAAAATTTTGTCCACTTGTGTTTCCATTTTATCACCATTTTTTGTTTGTTTTTATCACAGTCCACTCATCACCCATCCTTAAAGCCTTATGCTTACTGGCTTTACTGGCTGGCTTAAGTAGATGATAAAAAATAATTATT